AAAAAGTAGTACTTGCCATATTAAACCTCCTTGGTTGTATAGACCTAGTCACACAATCTCTATACCGTCTGCTAGCTCAGTTTGTGTAACTTGTTATGCTAGTTCTTAATTTGTACCATAAAAAAAGGGGGCATGAAAGCCCCCTAATTAATTGTTATACGTTAGTTAGATTATGCTGCACCTGGTGAACCAAATACACATCTAGGATCTGAGAAACCAAATGAGTATCTCTCTCTAGCTTTGTATCTTACGTTACCAGTGTCAAAGTCACCTTCCATAGATGTTCTAATTGGTGATCTTTGGAACAACTTAAATCCATTTGGAATGTCAGTCTTGATAAAGAATGCATCTGGATCTGTTAAGTAGTGGTTTACAACATATCCCTCAGGAATCATACCCATGTTTTTCATGGCGTTGATGTCATTATCTGCTGTTGCAACTCTTAACTGTGACTGTGTTAGTCTTTCAGCTACGAATTGTAACTCAGAAGGAATGATCAACTTTCTTCCTTGAGTTGAAATTAATAAACCTCTCTCATCAGTAAATGCTGCGATATCAATCAGAGCTTGTTCCAATGAAGTTTCGTTGAGGTCAGCAGCAGTTGCTAATTCATTTGAAAGAGTTCCTGCTACAAGTGGGTGTGCAGTAGAGCAAAGTTCTACACCGTCACCACCAGCAAAGTTAGAATCAAACGCATTGTTTAATACGTTTGCAGCTTTAACTTGCTTTGTGTTTGCCATGGAACGAGCAAGAGCTTTTGTGTATCTTGCTGAGATTCTGTCATAAAGATTATCTTCAACAGCTTCCTCAGTGATTGCAAAACCTAATGCAATTGTTTCATGTGTGTAACGAGCAGTGAAAGTTTCTGTTGCATTGTCATAGACAATAGCTCCACCTTCTGATTTTACTCTAGCATTACCAAAACCTGATAACATTACTTCTTCTTCGAATGCTCGATCTGAAGTTTCTGTTTCAAATATTTGTGAATGCTCTGCATCATAACGTCCGTACTCCAGGCCAAATAGTGCGTTTAGACCTGGCTCTAACTCTTTAACGAGTTGACTTCTAGATATAGCCATAGTTTAACCTCCTATATACCTGTTGTGTCTGTTAGTGAGTGTAAGTTAATTTTAACTTGGATTGCTGCATTTGCTGCAGTGAAATCTGAGTTATCAACATCAGTTGATAAACCTACAACTCTAAAGTTTGCTCCAGCGTTAGTAGTAAAACTACCACCATCAACTACTACGTTAGAAATTCCATCAGTGGAAGATCCTGCAGAGTAAGTTGCAATGTTGCAGTTTGTACCAACTTGCGCTTGACCAGCGTTAGTATCGTCAACTTTAACCTCAAATACTACATTTGGGTCATCGATGACATATGCTTTAATATCGTCTGCTGCGACGCTTCCTGGGTAATGATTACTCCAAGTAGGCTTTCCTGTAGTTGGATCAGTATACTCACAACCATTAAAAATACCAATAAGTTCAGCACCAGCAGTAGAACCGACATCAATAGCACCGTTAGCTACCAGAATAACTGGATCGCCTTGATATATTGCGGATCCTTCGTTATTGCCGATTTTGTACTCATTCTGGCCTTGACCATTATAAGCAGCACCGAGCATTTTAACGGGTCTAAATCCGTAATATCCAGCTTGATTTGCCATAGTTCATCTCCTTTATAGTTTAAGTGTTCTTTTAGTTGTTCTTTTTAGAACCTCCAAAAGATACACGACTCTGCCTATCTGCGTTGATAGGCATGCTTGGATGTTGTTCTCTCAGCGGATCATCTTCCCAGGCTTGAGTCTGTTGATCAGTCTTTCGCCTGTAATGAGCATTACGCTCATCAACTGTTTCCGCTGGCATTCTTGCCAATAGCAAGTCACCCACGCTGATGACACCCTCATAAGATTTGATGTTTCCGTTGTAAGCAGAGTATAGACCGGAAGTATATTCGTCAGCTCTGACGAGTTCCCAGCCCTCTCTGAGGCGAGCGGTGATATTTTTAGTATCATCTGCCCCATTTACACGATGACGGAGCCATCTTTGCTTATATCCATCAGGACATGGTGGTGCGTCTAATTGAGACGGTGGCGCCCAAGGTTTTCTTCGTTCCTCAGTTGCCCTTGTTTGTGCACTTCTTGGTGTTTTATTATCTGTCATTTTGTACCTCCTTAAACGTACTTAGCATATTCAGCTAAGGGAACCCCTAGCTTATTTGCTATTTTTACTTGACTAGGAGTCAACTTAACAGACTTGCGCCCACTGGTTGCAGACCTTGATGCAGAAGCAACAGGTTGGGCGATTTTGTTGCTTCGTGTTGTCTGATCCGAACCCTTCGAAAAGGACTCTGGAAACTTGTTTTTAACCCTATTAGTCAATTCATCATAATAGTCATCGGACTCAGTGTCAAACCCTTCTGCCACTAATCCACGATGTATTCTTTGAGCATATTCAGTCATATCCTCATCACTTCTAAACCAAGGATTTTGTTCAGCCCATGCTAATGCTTTATTAGAGGGTTGTGGTCTAGCTTGTTGAGGTTGTTGAGCATAAGCTTGTTGCTCTTGCTCTAACTGTTTTTGGAACTCTTCGTACTCACGTTCTTTCTTAGATTTAGTAACTCTAATTCTTTCCGCCTCTAAATCTAATTTTGTCAAAGCTTGTCTAGCTTCTTCTTCCTGTTGATAGTCACCCGCTTCACGAGCAGCAATCAAATTCTGACGAGCTAAATCAGCAGCCATTTTATTTCTGACTTCACTTTCAGACATATAACCTTTGTCAATGTCGTAAGTTTTTTTCTTATTTTCAGAAAGTTCTTTTTGAACGTTTTGAGCGAACTGAAGAGCGGCTTCTTTTTCTCTTTCAGCTTCTCGAAGTTTCCAAGTCATTTTGTCAATTCTTTTTTTGACTTTATCGGAATATTGATCCATTTCATCAGATTGCTCATCTTGAACTTCAACGTTAGGTTGAAGTGGATCTTTTTCTTCGGTTTTCACATTTTCGAAATTTTCGGGTTTAACTGAACCATGAGACTTATCCTCAAGTTCTATTTCAGCTCCTTCACCAGAAACATCTAGATCAACCATTTTATCTTTTTGAGCAGAAGTTATTTCTGTTTGCATGGTACCTCCATGTTATATTATTGTTAGTATGTCCTCTGGGTTATCAACGGTGCCGAGAATCTCGTCATCATTAAGTAACCGTACTTCCCCTCCATCTATCTTTAGTCTTGATCCTGCGTATCTGCCAAACACAACCCAATCACCTTGTTTACACCAAGGTCCATTGGGAAACTTTTCTTTATCCTGATATGCATCAGGTCCAAGTGCCATTACCAACGCAACACTTGCTGTTAATTGTGAATCTTCCAATGTTTTATCTGTAAGAATCACTCCACCTTTGGTTTTTTCTTTTGCCTTAAAAGGTAATACAAGAATTCTCCAGCCAGATGGTTTTGGTAATTTATCTAATTCAGTTCTATCTGAACTTAACCCTGCGCTTGGGTTTTCTAATTTCTTTTTTATGTGATCGGGCACATATAATGTCTTAGTCATCAAATTTCTCCTCTTTTTCCAGCAGGCGAGAAAGCTCCTGTTGGCACATGTCAAGCATGTGTATCTTTCCTAAAATATACTTGTAATCTTCCATTTTTTCAACCCCTTGAGTAAGATTTTCAAGTAATGTTTCTCTTGCTTTTTTTAATTCTTCTTTGAAGTTAAATATTACAAAAACACTCATGCGTATGCATTAACTCCTGGTATACGTTTCTCAAATACTTTGTTGGCATTTCCTTTTGAACAATACCATGTTTGTTCTATAGCTCGATTAGCGCCAAAATTAGGTATATTAAGTTGTGTAAATCCATCTTTAACAGCCTGCTCAACAGAATTAAGTAAGTAATCATCACCAACCATTGTTCCGTTTTCTTTTAACTTTGGCCACCAGTTTAAAATATCATCTTGAACTGCATCATATTCATGAGCACCATCAACCATGACATAATCAATAGAATTGTCTTCAAACATATCTAATATTCTTTGTTCATCTGATCTACCTTGACAGACATTAACCATATTTCGTCCAATAAAGTATTGAAGGTTTTCCTTAAAGATAGATGAAAAATCATTAGGTAGTTTTATATTAGCGTGTTCTGTAGAACCCTGAAAAGTATCAACAGAATATATTTTTACATTTTCTTTTCCTGCGTTTACTAAAGAGGTAGCTAAGTAATGTGTAGAACGACCTAAGAAAGATCCAATTTCTACAATCTTTCCATCTTCCGGTATTTGATCGACAATAATGTCGTAAGTTTCAGAATAGTTAAACCATCCTGGTATTCTAAAATACGTATGTTTCATGTTAAGAATATCCTTATTTAGTTATCTTAACTATTTGTATCTTTTTGGAAGTATTTTTCAACCCTTGTGATGCAGGACCTTTTTTTGGTGGAACTGTCGTTGTTAATTTTTTTACTTTTTTCACTTTTTAAATTTCTTGATTGCAATATCAGTTACTTTGAGTCCAAACGAGCTTGCTATAGCAGCCATTAGGGCCCAGATATACCAGTCAGGTAATTGATTTAAAGTATCAAAACCCTCTTTAAGTTTTTGAATCCACTCAGGCTTACCAAAGAATATGGCGCCAAATACGATTAATAAAGGGAGTGAAAGGATGACTGTGAACCACTCGTCACGCCACGAGTTTTGCATGTTTTTTTGGGAGGCAATAGCGAAATCAATTTCACCTTCAGCCATTTTGCGAATATGAGTCTGCTCAGCCTCTGCCATAAGCTTTTTAGTTTCAGTTCGAGTTTTAATAACATCAACTGCACCTTTAGCAACAGTACCAAGCAGACCCCAAAGCATTAGATATACTGAGCGATTACCCAGCCAATAACGATACCTACAACTAACCACTTTTTCTTAGGGTGGTCATTCCATAGTTGTTTGATTTTATCCATTTTTTCTGCTCCTTCCCGCTTTTGATAAAGCGATCGCAATTTTTTGTTTTTCGGCTCTCTTTTTACCACTTTTTTTCTTAGTTTTCGCTAAAATTTTTGGTGGATTCTTCTTGACTTCTTTAAATGCTGCTTTAAGGGACATTTTTTTACTCATTTTGCCCTCCAGATTGCTGATTTTGACGTTGTAAAGCCACGTCTGCACGTAGATTTGCTAAATCATAGTCTTTTTGTAATTTTTGAGCATCAAGTGCTTGTTTGTAATCAAACTGATTTTCTTTTAATGCTTGATTTTCCCCTTTTAATTGAGCTTCCATCTCCATTTCAGCCTGTCTCATTGCTAATTCTTGTTGTTTTAATAAAACAAGAGGATCCATATTTTGATTTTGTAATGATTCTGCTTCTTCACCAACCATTTGTTCAGTAATTTTTACAATTTCATTATCGATAGCGGTAGCCCTTTGCATTTGTAACGCTTGTAAGACTTGTGGCGGTATTTGATCACCATATTGTTGACGTAATTTTTCTGCTTCTTCTACCATTGCTTGATCAACTGTTTGAGTGGCAAGTAAAGATACGTGTTGGTTAATATGAGAAACTAAATTCATAATAGCCATTGGATTAGCTTTAACTAAAACAGAAGACATAAAAGTTCTATGAGCTTTTATATGTAATTCATGATTTTGTTGTGGAAATGCTTGTAGTGGTGCACCACGTAAAACAACGCTGTGTTCCATTGCTGGATCTTGTGGTTGAGGTTGTGGTGGTATAGGTAAAATTTGTTCTATGTCTTTAACACCTAAAGCAATATACATTCTTCGGTAAGCCTCTCGTAAATTATGCATTTGAGGATTACTTTGAGCTAACTGTAATTGGTTTTGTGCAAGAGTCACTCTTTGTGACATTGAGAAAATATTTGGATCAGAAACTGGTA